TTTTGATTCTTTTTAGAAACTCCTGGTTCTCCGTCAGGACCTACTCCTAATCCGGCAATATTTCCACCGCCGACATTATTTACAGGTTCTTCTTCCATTTCGCGTTTTGCTGCTTCAGCAATAATCACGCCGTTCTCTTCCAAGAATCTTTCTAAAGCCAAATCTAAATCTTTTTCAATAGATGCTTCAGTTAAATAATTTGTAGCTTCAATTCTTTGCTCTTCTTTAATTAACCAAAGAGCTGCGGCATAACTTGCTAATTTTGTTTGACCGCCTGGTAATTTACTTAAAAGCTTTTTGATATTTAATATCATTTGGTCAAATACACCAAAAGCTTTCTTTTGCTCATTCTTACCAAAGTCCTTGCGTTTAATTAAGATATTACCTTTTTCGTCGATAATACCCAATTTATACGCAGGCCAAGTATTAAAAGGTTTTACTAACCTCTTAATAAAAGAATATGCTAAGAATAAATCTACCATTTATATTTCCTTTAACCTTAGTTCGATAAGTTCATCTCCTACAATAGAATTAGAATTTATCATCAATCCATCATATATTAATACCTCAGGCATATAGTTCAAATATTCCACGAACGGTTTTAAAAATTCGTGATATTCATGCAGCCGCATAAATAACATATTTGTTGCCGTAGGACCAAACACATTGAATATTACAATGAGATGGTTCAGAATTAACCTTTCCTTTAAATCGCCATCTTGACGATAACGACTAAAGAGCTTACGCAAATATTGAAAGCGTTTAATATCTTCTTCAAACTCTGACATCTCAGTACACTGAGGGTTGTCATAGTTCTTCATCGCGTATAGCAGAAAGGTTGATTCTGTCAAATTCATAACAATAAAAGGCTAACTATTTAGAATTAGCTGTCAGCTACAACTGTATCGTCACCTGTACCACTTACACCTAAGTCACCAGCATCTCCTGCAGATACCTTCATAGGTACCAAACACTCTGCATAATGACGACCGTTTGATGTGTGATACAACCACCAACCTGGACCTTTAAGTCCTTTAGCTCTGTTAGCAGCAACACCTGCCTCTGTCAAGTCAACGAATACTGCGTTGTCTTTATCATGAGACTTGTTAGTGTTATCTGAACTATCTTCGAGCCACTTAGGTACTGAAGCTACTGCGTCTGTTTTTCCCCATAGTGCCATTGTTATCTCCTTGTTTTTATTTTATTAACGTTAATAATAAATTTTTTATTTTAGAACTTTGTAAAGTTCATCAACTAAATCAGCTTTCTTTTTACGTTTGTCTAATTCAACGCCTGCTTTACGACCTTCTGCCTCAAGCCCAGCTTTTGTTAGTTTACCTAACGCAGCTTTAGTAACTTTAGGACCTTTAGCAACAGCAGCCTTCTTCGGCTCCTTTACTGGGTCTATTTTAGCAGGAGTTTCGTTTAGACCAAAAAGCTTTTTAATCCAATCAATCAAAAACATAATTTACTCCTATTATATAATAGAATTAACTGCCGCAGTTGCTAGCAGCTAATTTCTTTTTTGCTTTAGGCTCGAGAGTATCTGAAGCTTCAGTATCCTCGGCCTTTTCGTTATCTCCTTTCCAGTTTGCATCGATGTAATTAAAGAATTCTTTCTTCTTCTCATCATCAAGCTCTGCTGGAGATTCGACTCCAAATTTTTTCAAAGCAGATTGAAAGAACTTTTCGTATTCTTCCTTATCTCCAGATTCAGCCTCTAATCTAGCCATAATCTTTTGTTCAATCTTGCTTTCAATAATTTCTTTCCAACTCATTGTTGTCTCTTCCGCAATAGTACTAATTCCTTGTGGGAAAAACTTCTTGGCAGCTGATGCATTGTTAAGTAAGGTATATACATCAATAGCAAACTGTTTCATTTTGTCAGAAGCATTATTCCATACATCTTTATCTCCAGATAACTTATGTGCCACGATCTCCGCAACTCCATACGCATAATGAGCTGCACCACATAATTGAGCTAAAAGAAATAATTCTTTTGGATTTTTTGGTACTCCTCTAAGACCGTTAACTTTGTACTTGGCATTTAATTTTAGTACTGTTTTTATATCAAACATAAACGAAACAGAACCAAAGTTACTTCCGCCTCTATTAGACATATTGAAGTGATTAATATAGCCTCTTGGACTTACAATATAACCATCGGTTTCTGAGTCATCCATATCTTCTTCGTCAAGATAAAAACTAAAATCGTCAACATCCAAGACCTTCTTGGACATCCATGAAGGCCACCCTGATTTGCCGATTCCTGCTTCTTTTATTCCGTCGCCACTATCAAGTGGTCCTTTGACGGTCTTACCGTCGTAAATTCCTATTGCCATTTTTAATTTCCCTTCTTTATAAGTTGTTTAATATGTTTATTTATAACAATTTAGTAACTCTGATTTCCAAATTGTTTACACCTTTAATTAATCTATGATATTCGCCTTTTCTTATTGTAAAGCCAATACCGGGTTTTAATAATACAGGTAAAGATCCTTCAGGCTGAAATTGCCATCCATCTCCACTCAACACTTCAATAATTCTATCTTCATTGTCTCTATGCCAAACAAACTCTTCATCGGGTTGTTCAACATCAAAGATACGAATATCTTCTTTATCTATATATGGCTTACCAGAAATAATCTCCGCCACCCTTGAGTCCCAATTCGTTTGCGTACTTAGGTAATCGACAGGCCCAATACCCCGCAGACATTTTATCTGTTTTAGTATCGCAATTGTGTCTTGATGCAAAATTCTTTGCTGCCTCTCTATCATTAATTTTTGCTGTGAGGCCACCTTTTTCATCACCAAACTCAATCTTTTTGATATTACCTGTGTCAGGGTTTCTAACATAGACAACATATTTCTTATCTCCACTTGAACGTTTTGGTTTATTTAATTCAGGTTCTTCGTCAAGCTCAATCATTGGAGTTTCTAAAGGAACTGTAACTCCTTCGTATAGTCCGAAGTTTTCGTATTTCCAATCTGCTATCTTTTTCATTAGTGATCCGATGGGTCGTTTCTTGCTGTTTTGTTTGATAATATAAATCGTCTATTTGGATTAATAGCAACTTTAAACTTTGTCAATAACTTTCTATTTACCAACATCTCTGATGCTGTATCTTTTAATGATAATGCAATTTCAGCAATGTGCTTCTTATTATTAAAATATATCTCATGTTCAATAACAGGCCTTTCATCAAATGGTTTTTGACCTCTCATTGGTTTTGAGATGTATAATAATTTGTCTTCAAACTTATATCCGTTTTTAGTCCAAGTGACTTTATTGTTTTTCACTTCCATACTATCAACGTGTAGCATACTTGCCTTTGCACTATTTCCTGTATCAAACTTTGCACGGACAGGATTCTTTTCCATACCTTTGAATATAATCGTTTCTATATATCCTGCTTCTTGTCTAAATACAGGTCTTCTATTGACATCTTTGGAAAAGAATTGTATAATCTTTTCTAATACTTGCTTGTCGCTTATCTTACCTTGCCTTTCTTCGGTCCAAGGATCATATCCTTCAAAGTGAGAACGAATACCAGGTGAACCATTTACTTCCAAGATATAAGGTTTGCCGTCAACCATTGCATGGTCAACTCCACAATACATTGCACCACTTGCACGAGCAGCCGCCTTAATTACATTAATTTCATTCTTTGATAAATTATATGGTTCTGTTCTTGCACCTAAATGAACATTGTTTCTGAAGTCTTTGTTTTCTTTTTCTCGAATTCTTTCTGCTGATGCTAATATTTTACCACCAATAACAAGAGTACGAATATCAGAATTCATTTCTTTAAATTCTTGTAATAACAAATCAGCGTCGTATTTCCATAAAGCTTGACATACACCTTTGAGAGATGATTCACTATCAACCTTCATAACACCAACACCTTGTGTACCTTTTAGTGTCTTTACAATAACAGGGTACTTGCCGCCTATTCGTTTATGTGCATCTTCAATGGATTGCTCATTTGATATAATAGATGTTTTTGGAATTGGAATATTGTTTCTTTCCATCATTAACGCATTGGACATTTTGTTATCACAAACTAACATTGAATCCAAATCATTAACAACTAAGAAACCAATATCCTGTAAAGAAGAAACCATTGATTGGGAGGATAAAGTTTCAATGGCTCCTGCTCTAACAAAGATAATTGAGTTATGTGTTTCTATTTCGATGTCTGTATCTTTTCCGTCAATATTACGAATCTTTACTTTACCGATTTCAATATCAGCACCGGCAATCCAAGCTTTCTTAACATCAACGAAATCATATTTAATATTACGTTTAGTACATACCTCTTCCATTAGGCCTGCGAAAGTTTTTTCACCTTCACCTGAACCTAATACAACACAATGCAATTCCTCGTAAGAAAGAACGGAGGTTTCTTCCTCAAGGATAGAGCTTCTGTATTCAGATATGGACTTCATAATATTAATTTCAACGGGTTTTACTTCTTACGCTTATGCGCAGGAAGGCTTGCGTCTAAAGCAGCTTCAACTTCTTTATATTGTCTGATATATTGTAAGGATCCGTATTGTACCTTTTCTAATTTTTTGAATTCTCTTTTAACCTTTGGGTCTTTAGATGAACGCATATCAGATATATCGTATCTTGCTTTAAGTTCGGTAAGAACGGATTCTTCAATAGTATCTCCGTCTATTACATAATGGGCATTAAGAACAATATCCATAAAGTCTTCAGCATCATCTTTACTTTTAACTTCGCCGTTATTCATTGCCCAAGATAATATTTCATCTTCAACATTTTTAGGCAAATCTTTACGACCTCTTTGGAATGCGTCAATATGTCTTGCATGTTTCTTAATAAGTTTACGCCATTCTTTTTCACGAAAACCAAACATATTTTCAACTTCTTTAACACCTTCAAGTAATTCAGGAAAGAGCTCTTTAATATCCTCATCGTCCATTGCATATGCATCACCTTGAAGGAACGCAACAATATCGCCTTTCTTGCCAGTAACGTCAGCCATTTGACGACCTGTCTTTTTAATTTTGATATTATGTTGTCTTTGCGATTGGTTAATATCAGATGAACTTCCAATATAGTCAATATCAATCGTAGCAACTTTATTTGGATTTCTAAGTCTTAATCTTTCAACTAATACTGATTCATCCAAAGAAAACTCAATCTCTTGTTCGTTAACATCTTCCATGTATTTTTGTTGGAATTCTTTGCTGTCGCTTTCTTCCTCAATTGACTCAAATGCACCAGCAGGTTGACCTTGTTTCTGATTTCGGTCTAATGAGACTTTCTTTTTCGGATATTCATCACGCATCTTTTTCATTGCTTCGCGACTGTTTGATGCCTTGGTCTTAACGACCATCGAATCGCGACCATCGCCAACCTTGACAAAGAATATCTTATTCTCTCCCAATTCAACTTCCTCTTGATACGGATATCCTTTACCTTTTAAAGGCTGAGCTTCAGGTGAAAGTATTTGTTTAGCCTTTTCGTATGCAAGCTTAGCAAGCTTTTCTTTAAATTCTTTGGTGCGGCCGTCAATAGTCTTTTTGATTTCCGCATCCATTCTTTCTTTTCTATCCACGTTATCCTCCGAATTCGTGTCCTGCGACTCGCTTCATTTGTTTCTTAAATTCAGCAAAGTCAGGTTTTGATTTATATAATTTAATAGAAAGGTGGTCTTTATCTTTGCCTTTAATGCGCCAATTATAGCCGTCCTTTTTATGTTCTGGTTTTGTTGTTTTTACAACACGTCTTTTGAATCCATCTTCCCACGATTCGGATCCTTCGTCAAGTTTACCACCTGCAGCGGTAAAGGCTGCGATTGCCATATCTCGACGCTTTTCTTTGTCTGCATCTTTAAATTGTGGAGCATCTGATTTCATAAAGTCATCAATCCAAGCTCCGAGTCCATCAGAGACTTTTAACTTTTCTTCTAAATTTTCTAAAAGTTCTCTGAACGTTTTCATTTAATCTCTATCCATATCTATGATACCGTCATAATGTCCTCTTTCGATACCACCCATGTAATCAAATATTGCATCTTCAGCACTTCTTAGACTTTGATGTATTGCATGTGGATTACCAATTCTAGGTGTTCCGCCTGTTTCAGCAGTGTATTGCATATCGTCTTGCATCTTTGCTATTTTTACAATTGCACTATGCATGGCCTTTAAAGCTCTGAGTTCTTTCTTTCTATCGAACTCTTTACCTTCAAACTTAGTAGGTTTATACTGAGGTATTCTTGCTTCTTGTAAGCCTTCGTTTTCTATTACCTGCGTTTCTTCAGGCAATATCTTCATAAGCTTATCACTATTCTTTTTAATCAGATTTGATAAATCACGACCAAACATAGGACTTGGAGAAGAAAGCGTTGTATGTTCTTTATCCGTTTGTTGTTTATTAACATAAGCATCGTGTTTTCTCATTAATTGTGCCAATCCTAATTTTGTAATGGCATCATACATTAATGTAGATATAACTATTCTTGCTTCGTTTAAATCGCCTTCTTCTTTAAGCTTTGCTAAATATTGCATTGCTTTCTTTTCTTGGTCAAACTTGCCGTGATCTTTTCCGTTAACTTTTAAATGAAATGTTGGTTTTGTAGAAGGACCTGATTTAGTAATTTCAAT